AGTCATCTGCTCGCATCTTGCTTGCAGATACAACCATGATCTTCTTCTGTGGATCATTCCTTAGCAGCCACAACACATAAGCTGCTGCCATCCAACTCTTTCCTACTCCCCTAAAAGCTTCAATAATTCTCCTTTTTGGCCCATCCTGCATATATTCAGCAATATCTAACTGAACTGGTGTGGGATTAGGAAGCTGAAGGTGCTTCCAGACGACAACTAAAAAATATCTAAAGTCATCCCTGAACTGATCAGGTAGCTGCACCCACTTTTCTTTATTCATTTTCTTTTGGCTTATATACTTCTACGGACGACTTACATGAAGGACAATCCAAGAATGTAATCATTGAATACATCTCTGAGTTCTCTGCATCTGTATCACTTCCCCAAATCAATTCAGTATTGCAATGCCAGCAATTCATTCAAGCCCTCTTCTTCTTAAATGCTACGACATTCTCTATATCAGGCAACTGTTTCGCTAGATCTCCAAACGCAGTACCCTCTACTGGCTGTGCACTGATCTGATTATCTTTCAAAAACTGCCTAGCTACATTCACATCTGCAACAGTCATCTCTCCAGACACCAACTTATCCATAAACCACTCAGCTAACCCTGCATGCAAGTCTCCCAATACCTCTGTCGTACTCTTTCTAGCCATAACTTTTCAGTAATTCTTCCTAATCATACACAAATATTGGCAGGGGTCTCACCCACCACAGGAAGACCCCCTATTAGCCCCACTGGTACAAGGCTAACTACCCTAAATTCTACTTCCCAGATCCCTTACTACCACTAAGTGTCCATATATGAATAGAAGTTACTCCTTATCCCCCTCTATTAGGTATCTGTTAGAGCTTCACATGGCCCATTTTTTATCGGAAAAATGTGAGGGGTTAACGCTATATAGTAGCAATTAAAAAATCCCCCCATAGGGTCGGCAAAATAGGCCAGATTTTTCTATATCTTGTCCGGTTTCTGTCCAATTAATTCTATTAGTCCAGAGAATGAAGTGATAGCAAGGGGTGGGAGGGGTGGCATAACTGTTGATATGACAGTTATGCAAGATTATTGCTGAATTTTCTGGGATCTGGTCGGATCTGGGGCTGATCTCACTTCATTTGATTGTCTTTGTTACCGCAAGGAACAACAATATGAACTTATATTACAATTCTAATCAAAAACTATTAATGTCTATTGACTCTCTAATTACTTACTATTATATTTCTAATAGTTATCCACTCTTATGGAACTCACACAGAACTCAAAGGAATTCATTAGTAATCACTTTGGATACACACCAGAGAAAGTAACTATTGATAATCCTGACGGCACACAATCAGTTGCCTATCTAATGGGAGGGCGTGAAGGTTTTCAACCTTGGCCTACCAAGAAAGTCGAAGCCTATGTTGCTTGGATGCAGTCACCTCACAAGAATGAACTGCTTGAGGCGGTGAACAACTACCCAACCTATCAAGTGGAGGCAGTCAAATGACTGCTACCACTTACATGGATAAGTTGATTGAGGACGTACGACAGTACGTTTTAGATCAACTAGAGAATGAAGTAGGACTCGAAGACTATGGGTGCGACTTGCACCACAATCTTTTAAATATGGATTACTTCATCATTGGGACATACAAGGCTAAGCAATGGCTAGGAGATCAAACCTTCGAAGCTATTGAGAAGATCAGAGAATATGAGCAAGATAATTTTGGCGTTGTCAACACTAAGTTTGATTGTCCTGAGTCGGTAGCAAATATGCTTGCCTATGTACTAGGTGAGGAGATCTTGCAAGGCTCAGATCATTTGAACAAATACTGTTGGGATCGTCTTCTTAATGCTCATAGTTTAAAGATTATTGCGAGCCAACTATGAGAATATTCTTCGACATCAAACTTCAGGGCGGCACTGCTGCCCCTGAAGATCTCATTCAGTTGCTTGATAAGATCGACGACTTAATGACAGGCGAATACAACTGGATAGTTGATGGTGTCTACGATCACGGCATCACAGACACGCCAACACTAGAAGACTTGGAGTTGAGAAGGGAGGAGGCACCAGATACCGCACCTCTTTACTTGCTTCAAGACTTCACTACTACATGTGAGCCAGACTAATGCCTTACCCTAACGAGCCCACTGTTCACGAATCTCTGCAGCAGTTCTTTACTTTCTATGAGAATTATTCTACTAGGGAGGACATAGAAGAAGATCTTGCTTTAGGCAACATTGATGAAGATCATCCTTACTTTAAGGATCTTGAAGCTTTTGAAAATGTTAAAAATTTTATTGAAGAAGTTTATGAAATTGCCTTTGGTGAGGATGCAATTAATAAAGATTGGCATCCCGACGCTGTTATTGAGGAACTATCAAGTTTCTCCGATAAAGCTCTTGAATTTGATGAGAGGGATTATTAATGATTGAATCATTTGAAGTGATGCAAGTCACACCTGAGATAGCGTTATCTATTCTTACAAATAAGAACTGTAAGAATAGGAATATATCTAAGGCTAATCTCCGCAACCTCACCAATGCAATGCTTAATGGTGAGTGGAAACTAACTAATCAAGGGATTAGTTTTGATAGGGACGGCAACCTATTAGATGGGCAGCACCGGCTACAGGCAATCATTGAGTCTGAAGTCACATGCACCATGCTTGTAGGCAAAAACATGGATCCTGCTATCTTCAACTGTATTGATACAGGTAAAGCAAGAACAGCAGGTGACACACTAGACATAGCAGGTAGCACCAACGGTAAGACTATTGCTGCTGCTGTTAAGTTGGTTGGTTTCTATCAGGAGCTTGCACCTGATAACGCATGGTCTAGCTTTAACAAGCCGAGCCATGAAAAGATCAGGAAGAACTACCTGAAAGAGAAAGACCTCTATGAAGAGGCAGCTATCACAGTAAGAGATAAGGCAAGACAAGGAAGACACTTACTACCTGCAAGTATTGTTGTCGCTTTCTATGTGCTTGCGTCTAAACGTGGCTGGCCTGCTAGGAAGATTGATTTCTTTTTAGACAAGGTATATATAGGTGCAAGCCTGCAACCTGACGATGTATGCCTGTCATTTAGAAACCAGCTATCAGCTAGGGAGTACAAACGCAGGGGTGCTAACAGTCAAAGGTATTTGTTGAACGCTTTTATTAAATGCTTCAACACTAATGCTAGTCACACTCCAACTAAGAAATTCTGGGCACCGCAAGACGGTTCAAATATGTACCAGATTAAGAAGTTCTCTCCAATACTAGAACTACCTAGTTAATTGGTAGGCATTGCACTTGTGCATGTAAGTCCATGTTCACTTATGTTTTCACCTGCATACCCATGCACCAAATAACAATTCCAGTAACAGACAAGCAGTACAGTTTCTTGTCACGTGTAGCCAAAGAGAATAGGAGAACCCTATCTCAAGTTATTTATCTAATGATTGAGACAGGCCATTGCCTCGGCTATGAGTGCATGTCTATGAATGTCGATAAGACAGACGATGAGATCTCCCAAGAGGATAAAGATCAGATCGCTATCAACGACAAGATAAAGAAAGAACACCCTAATCATTCTTATACAAAGTGGGAAGAACTAGGGTATAAGCACGTGTGCACCCACTACTCACAAGACATGGCTGAAGCTGTGTTTAGAAGTATCGGTGATCTTGTTACAGATACATCACCACTTAACGAGGGTTAGCTTATGGTTCCTACTGAATCAACTAAGAAAATCACCTGCAAAGATGGTGAGTGCACAGTGACAGAGTGCTACGAGCCAATGAGAAAGTACTCACGTACTGGCTTTGATGGTAAGTACATCAAGTGCTCTCATTGCGAGGCAACTCACAAGGTGTACCACCTAAGAGACAAGGTGATTACTTGCCCAACATGCAAGACATCCAGTGATAAGTATCAGTGGATGATTGAGCGTGAGACTATTTACAGCAGCTATTAATCAATGGGGGATAACAGTTGCGGAGTCTCAGTTGAGCAGGCGTGTCAACCCCCAATCAATCCAATTGTTTCCTAATGAATTCTCATGTCTAAATCTTCTGACTCCAACCAGCTAAACATCAGGCTTGACCCTGAAATCAACGACCTACTTGAAGCAGAGATGCAGCAAGTACTAGCAAGAAAGGAAAAGATAAGGCAATCTGTTGGCCCTGAAGAGTATGACCTACTACATGGCAAACCAACAGCACCTACCAGAGTGGAGACTGCCAAACGAATACTTAGTCATGCTCTTATTAAACTAAATCCACCACTACCTGAAACTATCGATGTCACTGCCAATGACAACTCCAACCAATGAGCTAGTGCCACTGCAAACAAGAACATCACGTGACTATGCCGCAATGCTTAGTCACGTTGGTGATTTAAAAGGCATGAGCACCAGTGCTACTTGCCGCATGGCATTAGAAGATTGGTGTCGAACTAACTATCAAGAAGTTATTGACAAGCTGCTAGAAGAGCAGGCAGCACAACAAAAACTATTGAAGAAGTTAAGTGCAAGATGAAGTATTAGCTTACGAAAGCAGGATGATCTCTAATAGCGTGGACAACTCACGCTATGTAGAGAACCAGCTACAAACTAAGAAGATTCAGTCTCGCTCCAGATGGGGTGAGACTTTGTCAGTTGAAGGGTACTTAGGTATCAAAGAACCCATTGATTACATAAAGAAAAGGGCTGAGTCTGGACACGCCGGCGTTGGGTGGGCAAGACTCAAGCCACTGAACAATCTTCCCACTGAAACGATAGCAGCTACAGTAATACGCACAATCATTGACACTCTTACCCTTAACCCTAGCTTTCACACTGTCGCTAAAGAAATCAGTGACAGGCTATGGATTGAGTCAATGCTTACGGTAATAACTAAGGAAGATCTAGCTAGATATAACAGGAGCAGGCAGCGTAAGTCTCATAAACTCAAGGGCTTGCAGCACATGACTGGCACTGTCCAATGGACAGCCAAGCAGCAGATGTCAATAGGTGGGATGATGATCTATATAACAGAGAAACATACAGGTTTTATTGAGGTAGTAAGAGAGGATCTACCACATAAAAAGCGTAGGATTATCAAGCCAACTGCTGCATGTATGGAGTGGATAGATAAATTCAAAGACAAGCAAGGGATATTAATACCTCACTACCTACCTACCATTGCACCTGGGCTACCATTTAATGAGCATGGATATGGTGGATACCATGACCCACGCTTGCAGATACCGTTACTGAAAACTAATAACGATGAGATAGTCAAGCACCTGAAGGGTGACGAGCCATGCAAGAAAGCACCAGAGATACTTAGTGATGTTCCCTTCACTATTAATACTTGGGTATATAAGGTAGCAGTTGAGATAGTAAGAAAAGGTTTAAAGGTAGGTGTGATCCAACCTAAACCAGAGCCTGATCCTTACCCTAAAGGTAAAGATGACGACAGCCCTGAAGTATTAGCGTGGAGAAAGAAAGCTAAGAAGCAACACATACTAGAAGAGAAGACAAGGAACTCTAGGATTGCAGTCACTTGGCTACTGCATATAGCAGGTGAGCTAAAGGAACAAGACGAGTTGTTCTTTTGCTGTCAGTTGGACAGCCGTGGAAGAATTTATTATCGGCCACCATATCTAAACCCACAAGGTAATGATCTAAGCAGGGCACTCTTGCAGTTCTCTTACTACAACTACATGCAGACAGATGAGCACGTGAACTGGTTGCGTGTGCATGGTGCAAATGTATATGGGTTAGGCAAGTCGGACTGGCAGACAAGAATTGATTGGGTGCTAGAGCATGAGCAACTCATACTCACATGCGGCAATGACCCTTGGCTTGCCTTTAGTTTCTGGACTAGAGCAGAGAAACCATTTAGTTTCCTAGCTTTCTGTCGCACCTACTGGGAATGGAAACAAGAGGGGCCAACCTATAAATGCAGGCATCCAATAATTTTAGATGCCACCTGTTCAGGTGTTCAGAATTTCGCTGGCTTACTCAGATCGCAAGAGATGGCAGAGCAGGTGAACCTCACG